AAAATAAGTGCAAAAGCACAAGCTTGGGCACAGAAAAACGAATGGTTCGGCACTGATAGAGTTATGACATCTGCTGCAATGGGTTTACATGATGAACTTGTAAGTCAAGGTATTGAAGTAGAGAGTGATGACTATTATAATGAAATTGATAAACGTATGCAGGATTATTTCCCGCAAAAGTTTAACAATGTTACAGATGCATCTGAAGAAACTTCTTCAGAAGCCGCAACTAGAAAACCCGTCCAAAATGTTGCAGGTGTATCTCGTAAACAAGCTGGACGCAGATCTGTGAAACTCACCAAATCACAGGTAGCTATTGCTAAGAAATTAGGGGTGCCACTAGAGGAATACGCAAAATACGTGAAGGAAGGAGTATAACTATGGAAAACTATAAAACTTCACGCGAGTCTAGTACGAGAGAAAAAGCAACTCGTAAAAAAGATTGGACTCCACCATCCAGTTTGGATGCGCCAGCTGCACCGCAAGGTTATGCGCACAGATGGATAAGAACCTCAACTGCAGGTTTCGAAGATCCAGGTAATGTATCTAAGAAACTTAGAGAAGGTTGGGAATTCGTTAAAGCCGAAACCATTTTAAGTGAGATTGGCGAAAACGACTACCCAGTTATCCATGAAGGAAAACATGCTGGTCTAATCGGAATTGGTGGCCTTGTGTTGGCAAGGATACCGGAGGAGATTTTGAAACAACGTGCTGAGTATTTCAGAAGAATTACTCAAGATAGAACAGACGCGATTGATAGAGATCTTATGAAGGAGCAACACCCGGACATGCCCATTAATATTAATAGGCAGTCTAGAGTTACCTTTGGTGGTAGTCGTAAGAAATAATTTTTTTGCATTACCTACCTGATGTAGCTTGGATAATTAAAACATAATAGGAGAAAACAACTATGGCAAACGTAAGTGAAAAGTTCGGTCTAAGACCGTACAGAAAACTAGACGGTACACCATTAGTAGGAGCTCAAAACAGATACACTATTGCAAGTGGCTATGCTACAGCAATTTACCAAGGTGATTTGGTTCAACCAACTACTGCAGGTAATATTGAAAGACATACTGCTAACACTAGTGATGCTGTTGTGGGTGTTTTTAACGGATGTTTTTATACAGATCCAACTACTCAAAAGCCAACGTACAAGAACTACTATCCAGGTTCAATAGCGGCAAGTGACATTACTGCATTTGTTGTTGATGATCCAGATGCTGTGTTCTTGGTAGACGCTGACGAGGCTTTTACTAGAGCGAATCTGTTTGCTAACTACTCTGTTACAAACACTACTGGTGTTACTCAAACAGGAATATCAAAAGTACAATTAGATGTTTCAGCAACAGGAACTGCTGCAACATTTGTTGTTCAAGCAATTGACATTTCGCAAGACCCAGATAATTCTGACACTGCGACTTCAAATGCTAACATTCTTGTTAGAATCAACAACCACTTCTACAGAAGTGGAACAGGCATTTAATAGATAAAGGAGAATAACTATGGCCATTTCTAGATCACAACTAGTTAAAGAACTAGAGCCAGGTTTGAATGCTTTATTCGGCCTGGAATACAGTAGATACGAAAATCAGCATGCTGAAATTTTCGCTACTGAAACATCAGACAGAGCTTTCGAAGAGGAAGTAATGTTATCTGGCTTTGCAAATGCGCAAGTGAAAGGTGAAGGACAAGGCGTTTCTTACGACCAAGCTCAAGAAACTTTCACAGCTCGTTATACGCACGACACAATCGCGTTAGCATTCTCAATCACTGAGGAAGCTATCGAAGATAACTTGTACGACAGATTAGCAAGCAGATACACAAAAGCTCTTGCTAGATCAATGGCGAACACAAAACAAGTTAAAGCAGCGAATGTGTTAAACAACGCGTTTGACTCATCTTTCGCAGGTGGGGATGGAAAAGAGCTTTGTGCTACTGACCACCCAATCGTTGCGGGAACTTTCTCAAACGAATTAGCTACAGCGGCTGACTTATCAGAGAC